AACCACCAACATTTACACTAGAAGATGTAATAGGACTTGAAGCAGCCAATTGAGTTTGCGGTCTTACATTAGCATCAACAGAATAAACATAAGCAGTAAGAGTTGTATTTGCTAAACTATCATTGTAAGAAGAATTTGAAATACTGTCTTGATCTCTAATTGACAAGAATGCAGATACTTTTGAAATTGTGCTTGCTGTAGATGAAGTGGTGAATGTTTGCGCTAAATATCCAACAGATCCACTATCACTAGCAATGAATCTTATGTCATTTGAAGGCTTGGATGCGAATAAAACTGGGCTATAACCTTCACTTGTATTCTCACCAGTTCTATACCAGCAATCACCATCGTCAAGAGTATACCAAATTCCATTATTAGTACAAGCAACTAAAACATTTTGAGTGATAGAGTTGAATGTTGAAGAAAATACTTGAAGATCATAAACACAAGTAGGAAGTGTACCAATGTAATCAGATCTTTCAAATGTATTACCCTCATCAAAAGATCTATAAACTCCATCATTAGTTCCGATGTAAATTTTGGATTTGCCAGGAGTATTTCCAACAGCAGCTTCCGTGTCAATAGCATAAGAGAAACAATGAAGTCCTCTCAAGAATCTACTATCAACAATAAAATCAGAAGAATTTACATCATCAGGATAAGAATATTTCCAGTTTCTTACCTTTAAAATACCATCATTTGTTAGGATAAATAATGGATTTGCATATGTGGTTTTGTTTGTTGAAGAAGGAACGCTATATGCTTGGAAAGATTTATAATACTTATTTACACCTTCAGGATTGCCAGCACTAAACATTTTTCTAGGCACGAGGAATGATGAGAATGATGCAAATTGAGTGTCATTACCCATTACATAATAACCATCATCTCCTGCTGCGTGTAAGCTTTCGTATTCTTGAACATTACCTAAACTATTTTTGACATATGCACCTTTAAAAATTCCATTTACATTGTTGGTGGTGAGTTTTAAGAAATCAGACAAGAAATTAGTTGTGCCTAACTTAACACTCAATCCTTCACTTGTTGCAAATGCTTCAAATAAAGAACCATTCCAAAAGCCTGTGAGATAAACATTTTGCCTTGCTGATGAGGTTTGTTTTGTCCAAGAACCGTCATATTTCCAAAGACCATTAGAAGCACCAGCAATTACTTCAAGATTAGGATTAAGCGTGATATAATTGGCATCAAAAGCGCCATCTAATGTACTTTCAAGTTCCCAATACCCAGTATATTTCCAAACACCCTTCTCTGTAATGATTCTTGTTCCAGTGCCATCTTTTGTTAGTCCAACTATTCCCTTCACTTGGATTGGGTCGCTTTCAAAATCATTCGTAGTAGGAATAAGTTCAGTTCTATTTTTGAAAGACGAATTTAAGCTATCAAATTTAGTATTACTTGAAAAATTATCAACTAGTAAAGTATTTTTCAAACCTCTTGTATCAGTTTGTGAAATTGATGGTGCAGTAAAATCAAAGATAGTTGAATTTAAGGATTTGATCTTTCTTGCTAATTCTTGAATATTAGAATTATTTTCTGATGCTAAATTATAAGTCTGATTAGATATAGCAAGATATAAATCATCTTCTAGCCCGGATACAATCTCATTCTTAATCCCATAAATTTCAGTACCAACATCATAAGTCGTTGTACTTGTAAGCCTTGCTACAGATAAAATAATTTCAATAGGGTAAGTGGTATTGTCTACAGATTTTACCACTGCCATTTCATACTTATTTCCAGTTTTTAATTCTATCAAAGAATAATCGCTAATTCTTTGATTTACGTAGATTTTAGTATCAGTGTTAGAGTTTGCCTTTGCTAATAATGCAATAGGGGTTTTAGTCTTATATAAGGGTACATAAGTGGAAGAATGAGGCTTTGTTCCAGCGTCAGATAATGTTGGGAAATCATTTACTATTGATATCTTTACATTATTAATATCACCCTTCAATAATGATTGTGTAAAAGTAATTTTACCTTCTGACGGGCTGGAATAAAATGGAATAGAACTAGGATCATTGTTTATATAAGTGAAAATTCTAGTGTTATCTGTTTGTGTGTCATTCCAAGAGCTAGTGGTAAATGTATTAAAACTCTTCTCGTAATAAACTTGATCGCCAGGAACATAAGAAGATCCCATAGCCACCATTTGATAAGGATAGTTTAAAGTAAAGTTAGTAATCTGATTGTAATCTTTATCAAATACTGCAAATTCTGTTTCATTTTCAGAGAATGTATCGTTAGGTCTTTTCCATCTGTAGTTCAAAGAAACTGTGCTAGATACGTTTACATCTTGCCATAATAATTCAGTGCTAACAAAGATACCATTAGTTGTTCCAGCATATAATTTGCCAAAATTACTTCCATCATCAAAACTATAAAGTGCATTTGCTGAACCTTGGAAAACAGGCTCCCAAAAAAGTTCACTATAGGCTACAGATGTTCCTAACGATGATTCTTGTATTCTTGCAATACCATTAGAGTGTCCAATAAAGTAATCTGTTGGGAATATTGTTGAATTTCTTTGAACAACACAATTAATTACTGAACTTGAGCCAGCCCCAGAAGGAGTAGAGTTCTGATAAATCTTTAATCTTTGAACTTCCCATAAGACATCAGAAGTACCAAAATCAAATGTATCCTCTACTGTAAGATACCAAGTGCTATCGCCATTTACAGTTCCGCTTGAGACATATACTGTTTTCCAATTGATAAATTCAGCATTTACATCAAGTTCAGTAGATCTGGTCCAACTTCCAGATGATGCAATATAAATTCCATTTTGTGCTTTATTTGTTTGATTTTTAACAAGAACAATATTGCCAGCACTAACAGATACCCCATCAATTGTTTGTGCGCCTGTAAGTGAAATATTTGTTGAAGTGGCGCATAAAGCACTTGAAAAAGATGTGGTTGATTGTGAGAATGGAAGAGACCAATACTTACCTGTAGCATCTTCATAATATTTTGCAGTGTGAGTGATAAATGCCTGATAATCATTCCACCAGATAATATTATTTTTGTATGCGCCATCTTTAATCCAATAAATTCCCTTTACTGGCTCGTTAAATATTTGAGATAACTGGCTGAAATCTCCATAGTACAAACCTTTAGTACTAGTACCAATTGCTCCAACATACAATGCTCTTTGAATTGTAATATCGTCAGTCTCGCCAGCAACAAATGTGATCTTCTGCGATGACACTTCTTCCATACCAGAAAGATTGTAAATATTTGTTATCGCCACGCCTGAAGAATTGTAGAATGTAGAAATTTCATTCCAATTCCAGTTCTGATATGCTGTATTATCAGGAATAATAGCATAGTAAGCTTTATCTGATGTCAGCCCATATTGATAAGTTTGATATGTTCCGTCAGCTAATTTGTCAGAAGAAATATTAAAACCAACTAATGTTTTTGCAATACCACTAGAGTCTGTTGGTAATTTTAGATCTTCCCAAACATTGCTTGTATTTTTGTAATAAACTTTTCCTAATGAAGTAAAAGCATAAACATTTTTAAAATAATTCTCATTTGTTGGATAAATTATGTTATCTTGGAGCGATAAAATTTTTCCATAATCATTTTGCCAGTTAGTTGTTTGTGCTGTATTGCTGCCTAAATTGAAGCTGAACAATCCTCTTGAAGACGCAGCATAAATCAAGTTTAAACTAGTGATAATGTTTATACTCTTATAAAAAGCGCTAATATTATCATTGTATTGAATGTAAGAATTTGTGTTTTGAGGATATAAATATGACTTTCCAATTCCAGTGGTTAAAAATTTATCTGGAGTAAAAGTCAAAGGTTGCTTATATCTATTCTCGCTGTAATGATTGATTTTTAAATTATTTATTGATATCTTGCCTGTAGATATGCTGTTGGCAGATAAATTCTTGATGTAATCATTTGTAAGATCGTTCTTGATTTCAGTTTTACGTGCTTTTATTACAACAGATAAATCAAGGAAAGTATATTGAGCATAATTTGGAATTGTATTATTGAGCAAAATACAACCAGAATAAGGGTTGATTGTATAGTGTACTGGATCTATAAATGTTTCTGCCAAATAAACTTCAGCAGTATCATATTGAAAATCTGTCCAAGCAAATAATGTGTATAGGTCAGTGGTTAATCCGGTAGCGTCAGTTGATTGGTAAATTGTTCCATCACTCAACTTAATATATGTATTGAATGTTAGAGCTGTAGACAATATTTGTTGACTAGCATTTACTGCAATTAAAGTCTTGTCAACAGCATATGGCAAATATACTTCAAGTTTAGATGTTGATTTGATGCTTTGAGTTAGATAAATCTTATATGGACTACTAGATCCGCTTATTGTGTAATCAAGACTAGAGAGAATAGTTCCATCAAGTTTTACAATTGGTGTGCCGTAAGAAGAAATGGTATTATTAAATAATGTTCCGTCAGAATTCTTTAATACAAAAATAGAAGTGTTGTCATAACTAGAAATTCCATCATTAGAAGAAGCTGTCAACACTAAATAATTTCCAAGATCTATTTTTGCTGCAGTATTAATTTCACCAAGATGTTTATGCTTCAAATAAGATAATTGAAGCTGTCTTTGAAATTCTCCAGCCGTTTCATTTATTTGATTTCTTCTTTCTTCGTAAACTATTTCTGAAACAGTATTGAAATCAGTGTATATCGTGTCTGCTTTGTAAATTACTGTTGCTAAGTATACTGCGTTAGAATAGGTGTTATATTTTGCATCTGGAAGTGATGGAAAAGATATATTACAAATTTCATCGGATAAGGTTGATATTCCAGATTCGGCCCAGGCATAGAAAGTATTTGCTATTGTTTGTCTAAAGTATCGTGGTTTTTCAGTCTTGGCAGCATATTTATCAATAATTCCATCACCAGTGCTAACTTTGATACATTGCTTAAATGCATCTTGAAAATAAATATTTGATGAGCCTAGAGTAAAGTTTGTTGATGAAACAACACCAAGCCAAAGTGTTTTTTCATTGGTGGATCCAGAACTTACATAAACAACAAAATTGTCAGAATAATCAGATGTTGCATCAAGACTTGAATGTCTGGTCCAAGTTGAAGCAGACACAGTGTAAATGCCATTTTGTGAAGCTGTAGATTGATTTTTTACTAATACAAGGTTTCCAGCAACAACAGCAATACCATCTATTGTTTGTGTGCCAGAAAGAGTGATATTTGTTGTGGTGGCTGCTAAACAGGATACAGTGAAATTAAGATCGAGTAAGGTTAATTTCTGTCCATACTCACTTGTGGCGCTTGTGTTGTATCCGTCAAGGAGTAGTATTTGATCAGTTCTGTTATCTGCTAATTTAGATACATCCCAGCCATTTATAACTCCAGGGCCAAAAAAAGAGTAAATGCCTGAAAAATTAGATTCAGCTGTAAGCATATTTTCATAGTCATAACCTGGGTACCAAATATCTCCAAATTGTGAATATAAAAACTTATAAATTGATGTACGATTAGACATTACTACCTACGGAGTTGGGTTGAATTTAATGCTAGCATCTCCTATGTCAAGTTGTACGGCAAAATCATAGACCATAGATGGAGTTGTGCCTACGCTTGTTAGGAATATACCAAATCTAATTTTGCTTGATGCTTCTGACAATTCGAATGTTTGATTAGGTGAAATTACTGTGTAGTTTGCAAAATTGAATGTTTCGTTTGTATCACTAGAAGTTGTATATCCGTACACGATGCTACCATTGTTTTTTAATTCGTTAGAAGTGAGTAAACCTCTTTTGATCATTGGAGCATCAGTATCATAATTAGTGGTATCAAACATTCTAGTAAAGAAATAACTTCCTGATGATGATGTATATGAAAGAGTCAAAGATAACAATTCTGGTGTAATATTAGGAGTTGCAGTGATAAGTTCAACCTTATATTGCAACCATTTTCCAGAATAAGCTGAAAGATCTACAGAAAGAGATTGTGCAGTTGTTGGTGCTAGACTATCATTAATATTAGATAATGACTGTGCATCGCCATAAGAGGTTGCTAAACATTCTGCTCTTGTATTTCCAGTCTTTACATAAATTTTTATTTGAGTGCCATTATCTAAAGTTGTGTCTGGGGTTGATGGATATTTATTTAAGATTAAGGCAACAATCTGTGTCCAAGTAATAAGTGTTGGTACATAAATTGGCTGAACTTCATAAATGCCATACTCTCTGATTTTACGGTCAGGAGCATAAACTGGGTAAGCTCTTGAAGGGGGAACATAAATCCCCTTCCTAGATAACGAGTTGTCAGCATTCTTTTGAATTTGATAGATAACGCCTGAATTATTAGTTGTAGATAAATTCTGGTTATTAGTATTAGTATTTGTCGTTGTGGTCGATCCAGTCCCAGCATTTACTTGCCCTTGTGTTGGAATATTATCTTGATTGTTTTGAGTGTTTCCAGTGACAGGATTTATCGTTGTATTTGAATTAGAAACAACAGTTGTATTTGTGTACTGAATAAATGAACTTGTATTGTTTGCAGTGTTAGCCACTTGAATCATTCTGTCACTAATTACAGGAAATCCACTTGTATGACCTGGCAAAGACACACCTTGAATATTTCCAGCTTGATCTTTGAATCTAGCATAAATATATCTACTATTATTTTCATAAGGAGTGTTTGTAAATTCATAAACACTACCATCCATACCGGCACCATAGAAAGAGCTTCCAATTGCTGTTATAGATTTAATTTTACTTGAACCATAGAATTGAGAAGCTGGAACTGTCTCAAAAGATTCCCCAGTATTCTTTTGCCACAATAATTTGAAAGTAGTGCCGGAGCCTACATTATTTGTAGTTTGAAGTTTGATTTTTAAAACATCGCCTTCAAGAACATTAAAAGCGTTAGCAGAATAAAGCGTTGACAATGTTGTTGATTGATTGTAATTACCTATCTGTAAAGTATCATTTACAAACAAGTTATATCCAACACTGCTATCTATCCTGAATGATAATGCACCATCTTTTGAAGATAAAACTGCACCTTCATACGTTACAGAACTATTTGTAAAACCAGTAGGTGAGATGAATGAACTTCCAATTGCTCCAGTATAATTTATTGCTTCAGTTTGTCCTCTGTATGCAATAAAATTATAACTTTCAATGTCTCCTATATCTGTCCAAGTGATGCCAGATCCGGTGTACGATCTCCAAGTTGAATTTAGTAAATTAGTATCATAAGAATAGGAAACAATTTTTTTGAAGCTATTTATTAGCTTAAAATATCCATAAGTTCCATTATCAGCACTAATGTAAATATAATTACTATTTGGATCATCATATATACTGAAAATATGATCAGCATATGTGTCATAAAGTTTAGCCCAAGAATTAGCTGCTGCATTTGTGAAAGATAACTCCCAGATTTGTCCGCCTCTAAATCCAGCCATAACAGAATTTCTAGTGGATGATTTAGCTAAACACTCAACATTGTCAAAGTTGGATGATAATGTTTGAACCCACTCAGCATTATAATATTTGTATATTGCTGATGCTCCACTGCCATAAGCTCCTCCAACACCAACATAAAGAGTAAATTCTTTAGCAGTTAGAGCAGAAACTTGATCATAAGAAGAAAAAGTCTTAAGTTCTATAATTGCTTTTCCATTATATTGATAAACTGAACAAGCACTTGTAGAACCTTTAGTAGATCCAAGGAAAAGATTATTGCCTAAAGAAGTCATAGAAATAATCGGCTTCAATAACTTGTAATTTACAGTTGATAACGGATCTTTAGAGTTTAGAACACTCCAGAATTCTCCATTATAAGAAGTAAAAACAAGTCCATAATTAGTGCCTGCATATGCTCTTCCATTAAATACGTGAATGCAAGTAATTTGGTATTTTTCACCTATAAGAGATTCATTTAAAATTTCATAAACTTCTCCGCTCTTATAAACAAACATTTTATGGTTTGCTGCAATTAAAATCTTGTCATTGAATGCAGAGATAGCAGTTATTTCAGAAGAAGCATTACCAGTCTTTTTTGACCATAAATAGGCAGCATTAGTTAGATCTACATTGGTAAATGTTGTCTCACCAGCAGAAAAATCTATGAAACCTTTTGAATCAGCATTTGGAAAAGAAGTGGCGTCTCTGAAATCTGAAAATCTTGAAATTTGTGCTGAGACAACATCAGAATATTGATCATAAGCAGCAATAGTAATGTCACCTCTTTGATCTATAGTAAAATAGTCTCCGTGGTATGCAATTCTAGCTGCATAAAGTGATATTGGAGTGGTAAAAGTAAAGCTCAAGTAGTCAGTTGTTTCTGGATCTGCAATATTTTCAACAATATCTTCCCAATCTGATATTTTTGTTCTTTTAACTTGAAGAATATATGTTTTAGTATTTTTAGCAGTAGCTCCAACAATTAAGTTGGTGACTGTTGGATAAATATTATTAGCTGAATTTGTAGCGTCTTCATATACTGGATTGAACTTTTTGTATACGTAGTTTGCTTGTTCATTACCAATTACTTCATATTTAGAAAGATCTGAACTTCCACCATAAACAGATACTTCTTTAAATGGTACTTCATAAATATCAAGCAAGTAGTCTTTAGAAGATAATTCTGCTGATGCTGTATTAAATGCTGTAATTTTGTAATATGGTGAAGTGTTCGCTATTCTAATCCAAGTTAAGTTATCTGAATCATAATAAGCAAATTCAGAATCATTATTGGTAAAGTTAGCAATATCAATAGTGGCAGATCCAACTACAGGCATTGGAAGATTATCTAATGTTATATGGATCCAATAAGTGGTATCTACTGTTAAAGTTAAACCTGTATTTGAAAATGAATAAGAATCAAATGATGTAGTTAGATCATTAAATTGAATGCTTGCAAATGATCCTAAAAGAGTGGAGGGAGTGTTATTTGTAGCATCATGTGTAAAGATAGAGACATTGATTCTATCTCCTAAATTTACAATGCTTCCAGTTTTCTTCAATTTCAAATAAATTGTTGAAATGTTTTGATCCTTATCAGAAACAATCTTGAAAGCATTTATTGTTTGTGATAATGAATATGAAGATGTTGTGTCAGTATATTCTGTTGTAGTCGAAGAGTAACCAGTACCTGAGAAATAATGAACTTTGATACCAGGATCAACATCATCTGCTTTTCTGTTTAATATTAAGATACCCTTAGGTGGAACAGTATCATAAATAACGCTGGCATTAGGATAGAATTCAGACTTAACAAAAATATCCGTTGTCTCATCCTCAATTTCGTATCCTATTGAAGTATTATTGTTTAAAGCTTGATTCCAATAAAGAGGATCAAAGAATCCAAAGTTATCATAATTTGCAAGATTGGTTATGGGACTAGGTTCAAAATTATTTATAAACGCATATGCAGAGGCGCCATAAAGTTGCAAACTTCCTTGTTCAAATGCTACTTCAACAGAGCTTCCTGAAGAAACTTTGTTGTAAAGTGACAATTTTACATTATGATCTGAACCAGTTGTTCCAGTAGATGCACTTTTTACTGGAACAGACTGCCCATCAACAAGTACAATAAATCCTGTAATGCCCACTCCAGGTATAGCTGGGTATGATTTGTTTAAATTAAAATCTAAATATAAATCATAACCTGTTGTAGACACATAACTGGTTGTAGCTGCAATCGCACTATAGCCCCCGCCAGGAGCTAAAGGAAATGTACCCCTATAAAGATTTTTTATTGCTAAATTTGAAAAGCTTAAAAGTTCATTTAAATTGCCACTTTGATCAGTTATGTAATTGCTAGTTGGTTTTGTGTAACTTAATATGAATGTGTCGTTTGGGCCTAATGCGCTTTTATTAACAGATAAAGCATATTGAGTTACACCAAATCCATTATATGTTGTGCTTGAATCTGTTATTGAGTCAATTGTTTTGTAAGATTCTGCTTCAACATGGTAGATGCTAAATCCAGTTGCTGACGTACCTGGAATAGTAGGTTCAGACATAGTAACATTAAAATTAAGAAATAATGTTGCAGATGAAACAGCTGTTTGAGCATTAATTACAACAGGTCTTGATATATCTGAAACTAAATTAGTTATTGCTAATCCTGAAAAACCAACTGCATAAGTAAGTCCTGTACCTGTACTATCTTTAATTTTAAAATAATCAGATGCTGGAGGATTATAAGTTATAGTTGCTGGGTTTGTACCGTCATCAGAATCAATTTTTCCAGATAATTGCAAAACAATTACTTTGCCATTGGTAGCACTTGAGGGATCTAATACATACCCATTAGTTATAGCAATACCTGAATTATTTTGAGAAACTGCAAAACCACTTATACTTGTAGTTGGTAGAAGGGGTGGAGTGGCCTCTGAGTAGTAAACGAAAACCTTTGTTCCGTCTGTACTTGTAGTTGAATAATTGAATACAGGAGGATTAGATTCTTTAGTAAGATTTGTAATCCCAACACCTGTGAATGATGATACAAATGATTTTTGTGTATCGTTGTCGGACAATTTTGCAACTGTACTACCAAAACCTGAAGCATCGTAAGATACAAATACGGTTTGTGCAGTTAACGCTGTCCCACTACCATCATATGAAAAATCTACAATTCTATTAGCGTCAGATAAAATTAATTGTAAGGTTTTGGGTGAACTAGCGTCAACAAAAGTAGAAGTTGGAGTTACAGTTGTTGCAATAGCACCAAATTTTTTAGTTACAGAAAATCTTATTTCAAGTCCAGTAGCAGGTTCAATACCAGTACTATCAATATCTTGAAAGTTTAAATAAATTCTTTTTCCATCAAAGGAAGTGTATGACAAATCCGTTAAACTTGTAGAGATTCCTGGACTTGCACCACTAAATGCAATAAATGTATTTCTAATATCTTCACTCATTATGATTTAATACTTCCATAGTGTCCGCTTAAGAAAAGTTTGCCTTTGTAACTGATCATAGTAAGCGGTCTGATAACGCCATTCAGATTGTAATTACCAGCGTTATCAAAAATCTTTTTTCTTTCAAAGTTAATATCTTCTAAGTACCAACTTTCTGAATCCGATTTATAATAGAAAATCTTACTTTGTCTGTCATTGGGATTTTCTGAAATTTTGTCGCTTATAAATCCGTCTGTAGAACAATATAATGTTCCATCGTGATAAGTAAATAACCTAACACCTCCAGTTGATGGAAGTTTTACAGATTGATTAAAATCAATTACTTTGTAGTTTGTTGGAGCATAAGTTTGTCCAATAATGAAAGAAACTTTTGAATATCCAACTAATGAATCTCCAGCATTGTTATCAATTTTTCCAAACTGGATAAATGGATGGTCATAATCGTAGCTATTTGCTGCAGAATCTAAATATTTTGTATTGAAAGTGTCAAGAGAAATAAAATTTTTCTTTTCTAAAAATGGATTTTTTTGTTGTCCTAAATAAATTTTGATATCACGGTCTTCAACAACCCATCTTATTTTAGAAATTTTATTGTTAATATCGAAAACATTCTCATTAGATTGAATTTGAATTAAATCAATAACAATTTCATCAGGTCTATCATTATTTTCTGGAAGGTCAACAAACTCTATTTGAAGCTTTCCTATGGTGCCTTTCCAGATAGGTTCAATTTTATATTCAATATATTCATCAGAGGTTTGTAATGCTGTTTCTGCACTTATATTAAAAATGCCACCATCATAAGCCCAGTAAGCTTTAATTTTTCCAAGACTTAGCGCTTTTGATTTTGGTTTAGCTTTTATTCTAATTGAAATTACAGAATCTAAATCAACATCTATACTTAAGTTATCAACATAAATTGATGGATTGCCAGTTAGTGCAGGGATGACTTTGAGAACATATTTATCATATTGATCATTGAAAACATCAAAATCTGTTTCAGTAACTGCAGATAAATTACTAACAAATTTACCAATAGTCCAAGATTGTTCATCTGGAGAAACTGTTCCACTTGATACAACATAAAATTGCCAATCAGCTACTAATCCAGTTTTAACAAGATTTTTCTCAACTGTATTCATTCCGCTTGAGAGTTTTAAAGTCGAAGAATTAAACTCAATAGAATACTGACCATAAAGATCCGAAATTTGAAAACCTTGATACCCAGAAAGCGAATTAGATGGAATTTGTTCTGCGCTGTTAAGAGTTGTTTCATTTTTTAAATCTAATGATGTAGCTGCTTGGCTAGAGTTTAAATTTATAACTTCAGCTTCAAAAGTATAACTTGGTTTTGTTACTAAAAAATTACCAGAAGATAAATAGTCTGTGTAACTTAAAACACATCTATTGCCAGTGTTTATATAGCCTGTTTCAATGTAAAAACCAAGTTTAGTACTCCCAGAAACAATATATTGAGTTATGTTTACAAGTGATGGTATATTATTGACACCATTGTAAACATAGATTCCATTATAGATACCATTAGTACCTGAAGCGGTCTGATCTTTCAATAAAAATAAATCATTTAAAATTAGATCGTGTCCATCGAGCGAAGTAAAGTTATTCCAGCTTGTAATTGCTTCCCAGGATGCACATTTTACATTAATAAAATTTTGACTTGGTAAATTTTCTCTTAAAAGTTGTTCCCAATCAGAACCTTCAGAAATTTCATAAAGTCTAGAACCATAAGTCGTAGCCCCAGTAGACGATCTAGTATTTCCCTTAATAACTAAAAATTCATTGAACTGCATAGGATTATTGTTTTCTGGGAATCTTGCAATAGCCACATTACTATCATTTCTAGATAAAGTATTACTGTCATATGAATAAAATTGCGCTGGTGACGGATCATTCATAAAAATTTCATCAAAGAACATTGATGTCCAACTTTCATCAGTTGCAGGATTAGATAGTGGTATTTCAGAGTAAGACCATATTTCAGGCTTCCTATCAATACCAGCTAAAACTTGATTTTTGCCAACAGCTAAACATCTAATTCCAAAATCAACTGCTTCATAATCTGTAATATTGTTTGATATTAAAGTTGAAGTTTCTAATGATTCGGTTTCTGTTTCTTTGATAATAACTTCTTCAGTAATTAAGTTTGTAGGTTGGGATAAAGATAAAGTTAGTGATCTAGAATATCTATGAATTTTCTTATTCAAAGCTCCAAGAAAAAGTTTATTGTAAGCAGAGACCATAGAAAGAATTCCACCTGAATTTGATGCTAATTCACCTAATGGATAAACTTGTTCCCATTGACTACCACTATATGCAGTGCTTAATTTCGATCTAAACAATCTTGGTAATTGATCAGAAGCAACATATAAATATGGTTCTGACTCATGTTCAAACTTGTGTATTATCATAGAAGAGGCAGAAATATCTATATTATTATCTTGGAGAATGAAAATTGGTCCACTGATGTATTCACCATTATAAAACCAAATTTTTCCAGATACCCCAGCGAGATAAATACCATCGTCAGAAGCAACCATAGAAGTAATTGCTCTTTCTGATTGATTTTCAAAATCAATTATTTTTTCAAAAGATACTAAATTTGCAGAGTGAATTGAAGCATAGTATCTTTCAAGAATTACATTAATAACAGAACTATCTATAGGAGTTTCAAAGATAAGATAATTTTTGTAATCATCTATTCCATAATTAACTGATGAATTTATAAATAATTCATCTTTAGAATTTACTTTGTATATTCTTCCAAAGTCATCTGAATTTGTGCCAACCAATTTGTAAGCTGTACCAGAAGTGTAAGCTGGATCAAGGCTATCTACTAAAGAAATTTTGGTAAATTTTTTCTTTGATATTCCAGAGAAGTATAATATTTTTTCGCTATCATTAGGTCCATTCCAAGAACAACTAGCTGTAAAAATTGTTGGCACCATTATACTTTTGGTCTCCTAATTGCATTCCACTTAACTTCAGGTTGAGTTATATTGTTTCCAAAATCTCTAAATTTAATTTCAACTTTCTTAACTCCATCATTCTCGCCTGTAAAGTCGATTTTGGCATATGAGGAATAAGGTATCCATTCTGACCAATCGCCATTACCTGTATCCAAAAGTCTTCTTATTTGGAAATCCTTTATGCCAGTAACTAAATCCACGCCATCTATTTTCATCCAAGATTGTGGAAGATTTGATATAATAGCTTCTTGATTTGTTTTAGGATCAAAGAAATTTACATTTCCATATGGGGCTTGGGTATCTACTAAAGATTGAGAAGTAGCAACAAATGTTAATGGATTTGATTCTGAAATATTGCCCATATAATCCATTAATTGAACCCAGATTTTTCTTTGACCAGAAAATCCAATATTTTGATTTTGGAATGCTGTATTTTGTGGGCCAAGAGCATAATAATTTAAGTGACCATACAGATATAAGAAATATTGGTTATCTGTATTAACTATAAATTTGTTCCAAGGTAGCCAGGAAGTGTAATTTATAAAAGAATTATCAATTTCTTTTCCAACTCTAAAAGCAAGGATTCCAGATTCATCATCCTCTGCCTGGATAGATAATTGAACCATTCGTAAAGTAGACTCTGTGGCAACTAAAATATTAGGAACATCTCCGAGATATGATGGTGCATTAACGTCTACTTGACATGGGCTACTTAATTTTGTAGAGTAACTAGAAATATTTCCGTGGGATAAAGCTCTTACTCTATATTGAATTGAATTTTTGTGCGTTAAATTTTTGGCTTTCTCTTCATATCTAGCGTGAAGTTTGTGCCATAAATTGTTTGCTCTTCTGTAACCTGAAAATTCACCATTTTGAATAAAATCTACATCAGAAAGTTCTATACCATTTGCTCTGCCTAACGCTGAGTTTAATGGAATTGTTATTGCTACCCAAATAACATCAGATTGAGTAATATTTTGATTCCAATCTGAGTCTGACAATTGAACTTGAATTAAATTATTATTAGGGCTGTTATTGAACCCTGCGACAAATGGGTTATAAGAAACAGATTTCCAAGCAGTAAGCGGATTACTATAATCTGGTAATGATCCCAAATTCTTGAAAAATCTAATTTTAAGTTCATTCATTGGAAAAGGTTTATCGTATCCATTCCAGTGTAATTTAAATTCAAACAATTTTGGCTTTGCAGTTGTGATGAAACTTGATATTTCTCCAACAGTTATAGATTTGAAAAAAGTGGTACTTATAAATCTGTCAACAAGATTGCCATTAAAAGTAACTTGTGATTTGTACCAATTAGTGTCAGCATTTATAGATCCACCAGTAACTCTTAATGGATTGTCATAGCTTGTTGATGTAATTGCAAATCCAGAAACAGATTTGATATAAACTCCATTTTCAGTATTGTCTATTTGATCTTTGACTAAAATCTTACTCCCAACAGCCAATGAAGAAAGAGCAGTTCCATCTACAGTCAATGAAGTGATGTTAGTTATAGCTATATTAGAACCTGTAGTTGCTAAAGAAATTGTGTCTGGAGATGGTTCTGCAGCTGTAAATGATAAATTTGAAGTTCCTAATGTAACAGGGTCTGGAGTAGACAGATACCATTTTGAACTGCCAACAGTAAAGTCTGTTGGAATTCTTACCATCATACCTGAGTATATTTCTGAGCTACTATCCATTTCAGTAGCTCTAGTCAATCTCCAAGTTGTTGAGGCCGTACCAACTCTTGATTGATAATAAACTCCATTGTGAGCTGATGTGCCTTGACCAGCAACAAAAATGTAATCTGAAATTGACGTTATATATCCACCATTTAAAAATAATGTTCCAGCAGTTCCAGCAGTTAGAACATTTGATGCATATGTTGGTGAATTTGGCAGAGGACTAAAAGTGTAATTTATTGCATCTAAAGTAAGTTTTGGTAAAGTATTTGCTGTTTCATATTGATAATCAATTAAGTCAGTCAATCCACTTAATAATTTCTGTCCTAAGTAATGTTTAGAATTAGTTGAACCTTCATCACTTAATATAAAAGTTTTGATTGTACTATCATTATCAAACTGTTCTTTGTAGAAATTAGGAATTCCAGACCATTTTAGGTCCTGAAAATAAGTAGAACCGTCAGAGTTGTAAGAACTTTTTCTAACACCGAAACCAACAAAATAACCTAGTCCTGAAGTGTTTGAATTGATAGGTAAAAGCATATCAACAACACCTACAAGATTAATTCCATTGCCTGTAACTTCTTTAACTAATAAATAAGTACCAGTATAATTTTTATTCTTCATTCTTCCAGAAAATGAATTAGGTAGTTGTTCAGTAATTTCAAAAATAAATTTTGTTACTTCTGTCTGAGGCTGATAGGATCTCAAAACTTGTCTTCTTAATTTATTATCTTCACTTCTATATGAGACAGAAATTTCATTCTTTTCTCCACTAAATTTAACTAAAATTGTTGGAGCATTCAAAGGAGCATCTGTATAAGAAAATCCATCATCACATCTAACACCAAAGGGTCTATCCCAATTAACTGTCAAGCTATTTTGGGTGTGCGATCTATAAGAAGACACTGAGCTGAACGCCACATACACATCATCAGAACCGTGCTTAAACGCCAATTCTAATCTGCATCTGTTACTCAAAGACGGCTTATATAATTGAAGTTCATAATGTAATGGAACAACATATGACCCTGCACTATCAAGTTTATCTACTTCATACAAAATAGAAGTAATATTTGTTGTAAATGTTGCGTCTGAAGGAGCGTCAGTAAGAATTATAAACTCTTCGTTGACAGCATCATTCCATCCGTATTCAATTTCAGTTACTGGTGAATTATTAATTGAAATGTCATCATTAGTGCAGTCACCAATATCAGTAGAAAGTTTTGATTTTCCTTGAGCTAGGAATAATTCTTCAACAACTAGTCCACCAGAGAATGTATTGCCAATTGCTTGTGAAATTTGATATCCAAAAGCGCTTCCTACGGATGAACTACCAAAAGATGTTAATATCGTATTTCCTAAAAGGTAGCTCTTTCTAGATGCTAATGATTGATCCAAATAAGGTGTGTAATATGCTTCAATCATACAAAGATTAGTAGTACCCATAGAAGAGTAATACATTTCCATCAAACCACCTGACTGAAGTAATGGAAGAATACTGTGAGGAAGTGAAGTTGTTTGTTTACTTACACTATCTGTTCCATTGATTCTTGTGTAAATATAGGCAGTTGGATTATCATTATTTGGAATATCTAATCTAAAAACAATCTCATTTCCGTTTGCGCTTGTATCAGGAGCTGCATAAAGTTTTAAAAATGCTTGAGATGTTACTGCAATTCCAGATGTAGTAAATGAAAAACCAGCTTGTGCATAGAAATCAGTCTTGTTTGTAGATGGTGTAAGTTTAGTATTGCTATAGAAAAATGCACCTTTTCCATAAGTTCCACTAGTAAGACCAATATTTGCGCCTAGAGTAAGAGATGCAGAAGAATAATTTCCATCATAATATCTGTAAGTAACATAAGCAGTTGATGCTATAGATGCTGATGGTATCAAAGTTCTCTTAGTGCTACTTTTTGCTGAGTAGGCATCATATGTTCCACCAGTATTAGAAATTTCATAAACACTAGCTACATATCTGCCAATACCAGTTGTTTCTGTTTGAGCAGATACTTGATTTCCGCTTACAAAAGAAAGAAGTGTATTTTTGCCAACAAATCCAGACTTTGCACTTGGAATTTCTGGAAAATCCGGATTTACTGGTATCTCACCTTCCCATCTAATCTGATCAAAAATACCATAGCCCATTGGATACTCAATATCAGTACCATTTGGCCCTTCTAGGATGGCTTTCATATAAACAGTAGAAAGACCACCAGTTGCACTCAAAGGCCAGTTATAGACCTTAAATAAACCTGTTCCGCCAGCAGTAGGAACAGCCATCGTCCCTTGAGATAGAGTGTTGTCAAAGAAATAAAGTGGATTAAGTGTGTATTCATAATCAAAAGCTGGATCGAATACATAAGAACTAGATGGCCAAGTTTGAATTGCAATAGTTGCTATAGGATCGAACTCTGGATCATTAGATAAATAAAGAGTTTTAATTCTGCGTAAATATGTTAATTCACGAGTGCCACTATCTCTTACTTCAAAGCTAAAAGTAAGAGTATTTTTATTATTATCAAGCGTAGGATCTTTTGAATAAGAATTACTAGTATAAGGTTGACCTAGATTTATAAATTCAGATTGAAGATATCCACTTGTAAGATTATTGGGTAAAATTATTGAAACGTTATATGGCACTTGTAACCACCGCTAAACAGGGAATATTAAAATATTCTTTGCCAGCCGATGTAGC